TAATATAATTAAAGCTGTTTTAAAATAATATTTTGTAAATCTATCCATAATTATTGACAACTTTCACACTCTTCTGTGTCATCTATTACAACGCCACCATTATTTTCATAAGTTGAATCTTCGGCTCTATCCTTACCGTTTTTACACGCGCAATTATCACAAGCACATAAATCACCATCATAGTGGTGACCATGTAATTCTTCTCTACAGTGGCAATCGCAGTGGCAATTTTTACATTTACCCATCTTTTTTCTGCCAACTAAAAAGCCAACTAACAAATTTGTCCCATAATTTTTTAATCATCTTTTTTCTCCTCAATGTTATAGAAGAACTTATCAGTATCTTCTGTTTTCCATTTTCCTGTGTTTTCAACATTCCAATCGCTTGTTTGTACCTTCCAATCAGGAGTTTCGTTCTTAACTGTAAATGAAGGTATGTCCCAAAGTATACGATTGTTTGGTTGGGCAGCATAATTGCCGTCTTCTAACGCCAATATATGAGCGCACTTATGTTCGTGCGGTATTTCTGAATGATCAGTATCTACTATATTACTCTCTGGGTGCGCCCAGTCAACAGTAAAAAGATATTGTCCAGGGTGGAGTTTTTTATCTTTTCCGAAGTATTTCCCTGATTGTCCGTCTAGGATATCATAAGAAGTGACAGCAGGATAGTAACTAAAGCAATTCCATAGCTCCAGCTCATCAAGTCTACGTCTAGGTACTTCTTTTGGGTCAAAGTCTCTTTGAATGAACGCAGAAATTGGCAAACGGTAAAATACAGCACCGTTTTCCATAATTGCGTGAAAGAGTATAGGACGCCCCGTAATCGATGCCAGGCCAAATATAATGCAATCTTCAGCTTCTCCATAGTGATCTTTAAGATCGTAGAGATATTCTCTCCTGATCTGTGAATACACCACAGGTATGTTTGCATTTAAATAAGCCATCTATCATATATTAACTAATTAGAGCTATAATGATAACGATAGCAACAGCTACACCGATTTGTACTTTTCTATCGGATTTAACTTTTGCAATTATTTTGTTTACTATTTCCATAGTTTCCTCCTAGGTTAATCGTAAATGTCTCCCCAATTTTCACCAGATTCATAATCTACTTTATTAGGGACGTGCAACTTAACAGCATTTTGCATAATATCAATAATTTTATTTGCATGTTTTTCAGATTCTACTGAAATATCTAATTCATCATGAATTTGTATGTGGGGTATAATTTTTTCTTCATAAAGGTCTAACATTGCTTTCTTTGTCATATCGGCAGCTGATCCTTGGATTAATTTATTTAAAGCTTTATATGTAAAAGCTCTTCTAATATTATTTTCTCCAAATTTAGCATTAGCTTCTTCCCAAGTCATTGGACTTGTAAGTCTTCCAGGTCTAAATGCAGCTTCTTCCCATGTATCAAATCGACATCTTCTTCCAAGAAGAGTTGTAATATATCCATTTCTTTGTGAATCTTTTGATGTATTATTCATTAAATCTTTAACAAAAGGTACGCGGCTATGATATTTTTCAAATAATTTTTCTGCTTCTTCTTTAGTGCTTAAACCTAATTCAGCTTGAAGTTTTGCTTTACCCATTCCATAAAATAATCCTAAGTTAATTGTCTTAGCTTGAGATCTTTCTATACCTGCCATATCTGCTACAGTTTGGTGAAAGTCTACATTATTATTTTTAAATCTATCTACTATGCTTTTAACTTCATCGTCTTCTCTAAGTTTAGGACTAGCTGCTGCGTAGTGTACTACTAATCTTGGTTCTTGTTGAGAATAGTCAAAACATCCCCAAGTATGATTTCTTTCTGGTAAAAATAATGATCTAATTAAAGGACCTAAATCTTTGTTCCTTGCTGGGACTTGCTGAAGATTAGGATTAGAATAACTAAATCTTCCAGTTACCGTTCCTCCTTTTTCTCCTCTTACTGGATTAATATCTGCGTGTATTCTACCTTTATATTGGTATTTAATAATCGTATCTATAAATGTTGTATGAGCCTTGTTTATTTCTCTAGCTTTTGCTATACATTGAACCAAAGGGTGCTTATGCACTTGTAAAAAATTTTTAGTAAAGGAAGGCGCTTGTGTTTTTAAAGTTCTATTATAAGGTAAAGAAAGTTTGTCAAAAACTTTACCAATTGATCTTGCTGCCCATATTTGGACATCTACTTGTGTTTCTTTTTTTACTTTTAACAACAATTGCTTTTCTTCTTCTGATAATTTGGACTTTAATAAGTGCGCCCTTTCAACATCTACTCGAACGCCTTTAACTTTCATTTCTATTAAACAAGGAAACAATCTTGTTTCTAAATCAAATACTTCAGTTAGATTGTCTTTTCTAATTTCTAGAGATAAATATTTAAATAATTTTAAAGTTAATTCAGCATCTTTTTCAGCATAATTACCTACATACATCGCTGGTAATTTATACATTTCTGCTTTGGGATCTGCTCCTGCTTTTTCAGCTGCAGTAGTTAAAAGACTTTCGTCTTTAACTTCTCCTAAATAATCGTAACAAAGACTGTTTAAAGAATAAGAATATCTGTTTTCATCTACCAATGCTGACATAACCATGGTGTCTATAATATGTCCATTTACTTTAATATTGTACGCTCTTAACCAGCACATATCATACATAGCGTTGTGAAATATTTTAGTTGATGGAAGAAGACATATTTCTTGAAGCCAATCTAATACTTTTTTTCTAGGTAAGTTTCCCTCTCTATGAGCAATAGGAAAATATCCTGACCATCCTTCAACGGCCACAGCTACCCCAATTATTTCACCTTCACCTATTAAAGAACCGGAACCTTTTGATTTTAAATTAGGGTCTCTAGTCTCTAAGTCAATTGCTATATATTTATGTTCTTTTAAATCTGGAAAATTTTCTGGGCATACCCATTCAGTTGCTGCGGCAAACATTATTTAACTATCCCCCAAGAATTCTTTTTTTCTTTTTTTATCTCTTTCACTTCTTCAGGATAATCTCTATCGATAGCCATGTCAATATAATGTTTTGCTTTTAATAAATCTTCTTTTTGATTTTTCTGTTTGTGCCTACACAAATATTTTATGGCGTTGCCTTCTGCAAATGGAATATTATTTCTGTTAATAAATTCTGATGGCTGAATAACCATAGATTTATAATGGTCCCCGCCTACCTGCTTTTTATAAATTTCATCTTTCATTAGCACATTCTCTAATTAATCTTTGAATATAAAGTTCTTTTCTTCTTTCTTTAACTTCTGGTCTTTGACCGTATGCTTTGTCCCATGCTTTACCCTTCTCACTTTGTCTCCATTTTTTTCTTGCTCGTTTTCTACTTTCTGCATAAGGATGAATCATATTGTGTACGCCAAATAAAGTTTAATTCCAAAATAAAAGGTTATCATAGATAATAAAACAAGTTCGCTTGAAATATCATGCATTATATTATTGGATATCCTATGTTGTAAAAGTTAGTTTGTGTGCTCTCCATAACATATAAATTTTGTTTTGCTCTTGTTACTCCAACAAAATATAATCTGTGAATTTTATCTGCGTCTTTATCTGCTTCTCTTGCTAAAAAATCATTTTCATCTTCTGAACCAAAATCTATATATAATATAACATTTTTACACTCTCTACCTTTAGCTCCATGAATTGTTGATAGTTCTATCTTTGAATCTGTGGTAAGATTATCGCCGTTTTTTAATAAAAGTTTTATGTAATTTTTTTGTTGATCTGACATGTGAAGATGCTCCCAGCTGCCCGCCACTAGAAGCCCGTGATCTTTTTGTAGTTCCTCTAACGTAACAGTAAAAACTTTATCTAATAATTTTCCTTCTCCAAATCCACGCTTTACTTGTTTCTTTCTTAAAAAATTTTTAATGACGCGTTGTGCTTCTTCACCTGATACACTTGCGCCAGAATTTAACCTAGTCCAAATTCTATACGCTTTAAGTAAATCTGCAGGTAATAATTCGTTTTGTCCACCTTTGTATCTTAAGTTTAAATCATTTAAGTATTGTGCGGGTTCTTTTAATTGCGCATTAGTTTGAGCAAGGATCATCCAATCATCTTTTTTAAAATCAAAATCAGTTAATAAACAGTTTTCTTTATAAGTTCCATCCTCGCCTCTCGCTTCCCAAGGCTTGTTTAATCTTTCATTTATATGTTTTAAAATTTCTAATGCCTTTGCGTGTATTTTTTTAGGGACCCTGTGCGAATACACTTGATTATCAAAAGTACCTTTTAAATTTATAAATATACTTGGGTCTGCTCCTTGAAATCCATATATAGTTTGATCATCGTCTCCTGCAATGTATGATCGTTCACATTGATCTTCTATATGAAAAAACATATCCCATTGCAAAGGACTTAGATCTTGGGCTTCGTCAAGGAAGACGGCATCGAGAGCAAGACGCTTATCTTCCTTGACAAATTTGGTAATCATATCTGAAAATTCTACCATTCCAGTTTGTTCTTTATATGATTTTAAATCTTCATCAATTTGTTCCGTTAACCATAAATCAACAGAGTGATGTAAATCTAATTGTAAAGCAGCTTCTATTAAACTAATTTTTTTAGAACGCGAATAAGTTATAATTCTCATATGAGGATTTTGATGTATTGTGTTTCCGTAAATATCTTTCTTAGTTTCAAATTTCATTCCTTTACAAATTTGTGATTGACTTGTAAATTGTCTCCACTTTCTATCTTTTAATAATTGTGTTGTAGTATCAATGTTACATTCTCTTGTACCTAAATGATGCAATGTAGAAATATAAAGTAAAGAATGTTTTATTCTTCCATATGCTTCAACTGCTGCAGCATTACTAAATGTCACATAAACTATTTTTTTAGGATCAGTGTGTAAGTCATTGATTTCTTTAGACAAATACTTGTTTATTAATGTAAAAGTTTTACCTGTTCCTGGTGGACCAGGTATTATTGTTCTTATTGCCATGGTTCTTTTTCTACTTCTAGTTTTCTAGGATTCGGTTTATCTAATTTTATTGTTAACATTTCTAAAACTCTGTATGTTTTGCCGTCTATTTTTGGTTGTCTTTCTTTAACTTCAAACATAGTTTCTAAAAGTCTTAATGTTTTTTGTTTAGGATATGTTTTCTCCGCCCAAGATTTAGTTTTTAATAAATATCTCCAAAAAGATTTAAATTGAAAAAAAGTGCTTCCTTCTTTGTCGGTGTATGCAATTCCTCTTAATACATCATCCATTTCTTTACCTGGGGCTTTATTTATATAATCTCCTAAT